ACTGGTGTAATTGGAATTGGAACTGGTGCAACAGCATCTGGAACCAAAACAATTGATATTGGAACTGGATCAACTGGTGGAACTACAGCAATTACAGTTGGTTCTTCTTCTGGAGCAACATCTAATATTACTTTAAATGGTACAGTCACAGCAGCAAACAATCTTGTAGTTACTGGAGATTTAACGGTAAACGGAACAACCACAACTATTAATTCAACTACTCTTGCAGTAGATGATAAGAACATTGTTATTGGCGATGTTGCTACCCCTTCTGATATAACTGCAGATGGTGGCGGTATAACACTCAAGGGTGCAACAGATAAAACCTTTAACTGGGTAGACGCTACAGACGCTTGGACTTCATCAGAGCATATTAATCTTGCTTCAGGAAAAACATTAAAATATAACGGAACTGACCTTATTGCATCTCAATCGGGCAACACAGGAAAATATCTTACAACAGACGGAACTTCAACTTCTTGGGGAACAGTTTCAGGATACGAACCACCTACACTTGGTTCAACATCTATTGCATCAGGTGCAACAGTAACAACAGTTGCAGGGCTTACACTAACAGGTGCAACAGTTACAACACCAACATTATCACTTTCAGCTACATCAAATACAGGAGCAGGAAGAATATCTTTTGACTCAACAGCAGATAAGCTATATGTTGGAGATGGAACTACTGCAATTGAATTTGCGGGATCAACAGTTATTACTAATGCACAAAGCGCATCATATACAACAGTGCTTGCAGATAAAGACAAGCTTATTGAAATGAACGTTGGATCAGCAAACAACCTAACAATTCCACTTAACTCTTCAGTAGCATATCCTATCGGTACTGTGCTAAATATCGTCCAAATCGGATCAGGGCAAACAACAGTGGTCGCAACTGGAGGAGTTACTATAAATGCTACACCAGGTCTAAAACTAAGAGCACAATATTCTTCTGCTAGCTGCATTAAACGTGCTGAAAATACTTGGATCCTACTTGGAGACCTTACAGCTTAAACTATAATCAATATAAAATAATTAAGGCCTCACTTTACGGTGAGGTCTTTTTTATGATATACTTAAATTATTAAAAAGGTTGTATAAAATGATAAATAAAGCAGAGCCACAAGACTACATAAACAGATACAGAGAAGTCATTTCTGATCCCATAAACTTATTAATTGATAGGGTTGCAGCAGCGGGGTATGTTAATAGCGACAATACTATCATAATGCATAATGGAAATAAAGTATCATTTTCTGGTGAGTTTTCTTATTATGATGACTACAGCAATATATTAGTTATTAATCGTGGGGTTCATGAGCCTCTAGAAGAGTTTTGCTTTCAGGAAGTACTAAAGCAGATTAAACAAGAATCTCCCATTATGATAGAGCTAGGATCTTATTGGGCTCATTACTCTATGTGGTTTTTGCAAAAGTTTCCCAATGGCTTAGCCCATATGGTTGAGCCAGATATTAATAATCTAAATACTGGAATAAATAACTTTAAAATTAATGGTTACTCTGGTAACTTTATTAATCAAGGGGTAGCAAAATCTTATTTTGAGGTAGATAAATTCCTTGATGAAAACAAAATAGATAAGGTAGCAATCTTGCATTGTGACATTCAAGGAAATGAAATTGACATGCTAGAAGATGCACAAAAGTCTTTAATGTCTCACTCAATCGAATACCTGTTTATTTCTACTCACGGACAAGATATACACGAAGAGGCAATTAATAGACTAAAAGAGTTTGGCTATAGAATAGAAGTATCTTCTGATTTTGATTTTCATACAACATCCTGGGATGGTTTTATATTGGCAACATCACCCAAGATAAATAATGTTTTTAATAACTTGAATCCACTTGGCAGAACTGATATACTAAAACTATCTTCTGAAGAGCTCTTAAGCTCAATAGTAGAATACAAACAAAGTATAAACAATAGTTAATATCTACACAACTTTACTAACACAAAAGTACTATCTCTTAATGTGAGATTTAGAGTTTAGATTCGTGCTTGAATTTGTAAAATAGTTGTGATATACTTAACACTACTTTGGAAACTACAAAGTACTCAATTAATTTTGCTATGAAAGGTAAATAAATGTCAGATACAGTGTTCTCTTTTCGTCTATCCGATGAATTCGTAAATAAATATAATAATGCTCCAAGCCCATTTGGGTTTTCAGATGCGGGATCAAACTCTCTAGGAGAAATTACATTTATTCGTACATATTCTCGTGTTAAAGAAGACGGTACAAAAGAACGCTGGCATGAAGTATGTCGTCGTGTAATTGAGGGTATGTATTCAGTACAGAAAAACCATGCTAAGGATAACCGCTTACCATGGAATGATAACAAAGCTCAGAAATCTGCTCAAGAAGCATTCCAAAGAATGTTTGAATTAAAGTGGACACCACCAGGCCGTGGACTCTGGGCATTTGGAACTCCTATGACTATGGAGAAGCGTAACTCTGCTTCACTTCAAAACTGTGCAATGGTTTCAACAAGAGACATTGATCGTAATGATCCAGGGGCTTTATTTGCTTGGGTAATGGATGCATTAATGTTAGGTATTGGTGTTGGTTTTGATACCCTTGGACAAGACAAGCAAATGTCTATTTATGCTCCAACAGAACCAGCTTCAGTTTATGATATTCCAGATACTCGTGAAGGATGGGTTGAGTCTGTAAGATTACTTGTTAACTCATTCCTTCGTCAAAATCAACCTATTCAAGAGTTTAACTATGACCTTATCCGTCCTCTAGGAGCCCCTATTAAGGGCTTTGGAGGCGTTGCAAGCGGTCCAGCACCACTTATTGATCTCCATACACGGATTCGTAATGTTATAGGCTCTAGAGCGGGAGAGCTCCTTGATTCTCGTGCTATTGTAGATATTGTAAATCTTATTGGAACTTGTGTTGTTTCTGGAAATGTTCGTCGTTCTGCAACACTTGCACTTGGTACTCCAGAAGATAGCGGTTTTATTAATCTTAAAAATCCAGAAGTATTTCCAGAAAGAAATTCATACGATCCACAAAATCCAGGTTGGGCATGGATGAGTAATAACTCAATTGCTGCTGAGGTTGGAACAAAGTATGAAGACTATGTAGATTTAATTGCAGATAATGGAGAGCCAGGTTTTATTTGGCTTGATGTTGCTCGTAATTATGGTCGTCTTGCCGATGCTCCTGATTATAAGGATAGTCGGATTATGGGCTTTAACCCTTGTGCGGAGCAGCCATTGGAAAGTTATGAATTATGTACACTTGTAGAAGTGCACCTTAATCGTCACGAATCCAAGGAGGACTTCCTCAAGACGTTAAAGTTTGCATACCTTTATGGAAAGACTGTAACACTTATGCCAACACATTGGCAACAGACAAATGGCATCATGCAGAGAAACCGCCGTATTGGAACATCTCTTACAGGTATTGCTGCATTTGCTGATGAGCATGGTCTTCCAGTAATTCGTGAATGGATGGATGAGGGATATAATACAATTCGTAAATATGATCATTCGTATTCAGAATGGCTTTGTGTTCGTGAATCAGTTCGTGTAACTACAGTTAAGCCATCAGGATCTGTATCACTTCTTTCTGGTGCTACTCCTGGAGTTCACTGGGGTCCTGGTGGAGAGTTCTACCTTCGTGCTATTCGTTTTGGTAATCAAGATCCTATGCTTCATCTTTTTAAAGCAGCGGGGTATAAGATTGAGGATGACTTAGTATCAGCTAATACCTCAGTGGTTTACTTCCCAGTTGCATCAGGACATAAGCGTTCTGAAAAAGAAGTAAGCTTGTTTGAGAAGATTGGTTTGGCAGCTACTGCTCAAAAGTACTGGTCAGATAATGGTGTTTCTGTAACATTGTCTTTTGACAAAGAAACCGAAAAGAAGTTCGTTGCTCCAGCTCTCAATATGTATGAAGGACAGTTAAAGGCAGTCTCATTCCTTCCAATGGGCAATAAAACATATCCTCAGCAGCCATATACAGAAATTACAAGAGAAGAATATAACGCATATGTAGGTAAGATTGGTAAGATTGACTGGTCTGCTATTTATGATGGGGTAGAAAATCTTGAAGCAGCTGGAGAATCTTATTGTTCTACAGACGCATGTGAGATTAAGTTTTACTAGTCTCTAGCCTGCTATAATAAGGGTATAGGAGAACTATGTCTAACCCATCAAATTTATATGCAGAAAAGATATTTGCAGAGCACCCACTGGCTCTTTGGGCACTTGATGATCAGGCTGACTATGTTAGCTTAATATCAGAAAACCAAAGAAATATAGAAAGTAACTGGACCTTTTCTCAAGCAACCGTAGATAGTGGACTTTCTATTGGTGCACCAACACCTCCATTTTCTTCTAGCCTATCAACATCTATCTCGCTGGATGTTCCAGCTACCCCAGTTCAAGAGTTTGAGTTTACCAGCCCTAGTCTTATAAATTTCACAGACATGAACAATAGTTTTGGAAGCTTTTGTGTTGGACTATATTTTTATTCTACTAGCTCTTTAATAAAATCTATTTCTGTAGGTTATGAATACGTAGATACTACATCAGGACAAGTAGTTAAAAACTTTAAAACCTTTAATGATCCTATATCTTCAAGCTGGGTATTTATATCAGAAACATTTGACATACCAAATGAAGATGCAACATTTAAGACATACTTAAAGTTTGAAACTTTAGAGGGTGGATTAAGCGAAGAAGATTATCAGGTTTACATTAATGGTATTAGTGTTGGTCAGTGGTCTGAAGAGTTTAACGTAAATTCTCTTGGAGTAAATCCGATCAACTTTCCAGCAAGCATAGATCTTGATATAACAGATAAGGTTGTCCCAGCTGATGCCTATGGTTTGTCAGAAAGTCTTGGATATTACTTAACTGATAAAAATTTCTTAATTGCAAAAAATACATCTATTCCTCTTGTGTTTGGTGCATCTAGTGTTACTAGGCTATTCCCTAATTCAAATAATAATCCATCTTTAATTGTTCCAGGAAAAGGTTTTTTAAATAATTCAGGAAGGCATCAAGAGTATACTGTAGAATTTTGGACAAGAATAAACTCAGACTCTACAACACCTAAAAGAATTTTTGGACCAATAGACTCTGTTGACGGACTATATGTAGACAATGGATTTTTAGTATTAAGAATAGGAACTGGTTTTGGTTCACACTTTGTTGGTGAATGGTTTAGGCCTATGCTTGTACATATTAGAGTTATTAGTAATTCTGCAAGCCTTCTTATTAATGGAGAAGAGGTTCTTTCTTTTGATGTAGATATGTCAAATACACCACTACCAGACGAATCTTCTGCAAATGGATCTTTAGATTGGCTAGGATTTTATTCCTATTCAGATGTTAGTCCATTTGAGATTGACTGCGTTTCAATTTATTCTTATCAAGTTCCAGTAACAGTAGCAAAAAGAAGATGGGTATATGGACAAGGCGTTTCCTCTTCAGAAGGAATAGATTCATCATTTTCTGGTATATCTACCTTTATAGATTTTCCTTTTGCAGACTATACAGCTAACTACTCATATCCAAATTTTGCACAATGGCAGCAGGGAAATTTTGATAACCTAGTCACAACATCTTCCTCTATAACTACACCAATCTACGACCTGCCAGAAATATACTTTGAATCAAAATCAAGAGAATCTTTTTATGAAGACTGTGGATTAATTCAGCCTGCAGTAAATAAGTTTGTGACATTTAGACCAAATACAACCTGGTCTTCTGAACACGCCTATTTTAATTTTAATAAATTAAATATAACGAATACACAGACACAATCGGTTTATGCAGTATTTAGCACAACAGACGATGTAAACATAACTGGTGGACTTTATAACGAAGAGGCCGAAGTTGTAAATGCAGGTTTTTATAATACAACAAATTTTGAATCTTTTTTTGACGGAGGAACCTTTTCCGAAGTTATTCAACCTAAAACATTAATAAAGGTTTATAACCAAAACAACTCTGATTATTTTATTATCAAGCAACAGGGAAATGAAATTATATACGCTTTAAATTATAATGGACAAGAAGAAATACTATATACAACTCCTGAAATAGAATCAGGCCAACTTTTTTCTGTTGGATTTAATCTAGAAACCGTAGCAGCTTATTTTGGATATGAAATTGCTTCGTTTTTTGGTAATCAAAATATTTTAAAGATGTATGTTGGTGGAGACCAAGATCCTCTTAATACATTTACTGGAAAAATATATACTGTTGGATTTTCAACATTGTCAAACTATAAAAACATTTCATCTCTTTTTGGAGATAATGGATTTGTTTTATTTGATGATCTTTCTGAGTCAGGATCAACAGAATCAGTTTCTACAGAATTAATCAACTATGTAGCTAGCTACACATTATTGCCAACCGAATCGTATGGTTCCTTTTTTCTAGATATAGGAGTATCTGGATATTGGGAAGACTATCTCCCACTATCCTATTTTGCACAGTATGTTAAAAACGACGTAGGTAATGAATTTTATGACCTAGACTTTTTGCAATTTAATATAAGCTATCCATCTTCATCTAATGTTATAGAGCTTGAGCAAGAGTTAGAATCTTGGACCTATAATCAAATAGACTCAAGATACTCTTACCCAATTCAAAAAACTTATAGAGAGTTTGACAATTCTCTTTTAACAGACTGGGATAATTATGAAGATGCAGAAACACAAACAGAAAAAATATATGTTTATGACACAGAAAATTCACCAGTTAAAAGCTATATAACTTTTCAGTATATTGAAGATGGAGCAAATGCTAGCCAAGAATCTTTTACTAGAGTAGAAAAGGCAAAGCAGGGTAAGCTGATAGATCTTGCAGATCACCCTTTATGGAGTGTTACTAAATTTGAAGTTGTAGATAACACCATTATTTATCCAACAACTTCCGTAAACTTTAATAACCTTGCAATTGTATACCGTGTAGAGTTTAACAGTAGATCAACAATATCAAAACCTATTGCACTAAAAACGCTTGCACTGTCTTCTCAAGTTTTTAATGACAACTCTTTTAATCCAGTTGGAACCAGATTTGGTGTAAATCTTTTTCCTTATACACGATCTGGAATATATTTTGACTATAAGTCAAAAAATCCTTTTAGCATATATAAAGGCAGTACTCCATATCTTTACATGAATAGAAACTCTGGCATTGAAGTTCGTGGAGAAATCACTAGCTTAGTAGACAGAGGAATATCAATACCAATTAACTCAGAAATAGCTGATAGCTATAAAGTTAATGCTATGCAAATTTGGTATAGATATGATGAGTCAGAGTTCCCTGGAGAACCAACCCAGCTATTTGAAATTTCTTATAAGGGTGAAAATATACAATTTTACATTGTAGCCAATAACTTACTTGGTGATAGAGCAAAAGTTTTTGCAATTAACAAAGAAACAGGTCAAACCTATAACGAAGTAACATATTTCTTAAATGGCAAGATCGTAAGAGAACCAGTATTAACAGCAAAAGAATGGTCTGTTATTGGTCTTAGATTTGCCAATTCATTAGATTTTGATTCCTACCTTGGAGCAATTAATCTTAACGGTCCAGGGGTATTTAACAATATCTCACACTATAAGTCAACAGACTTACAGCAAGTACAGAGAACGATTACCAGGCCTTGGCTCAGGGTAAAGACTCAAGGATTAACAAACTTTGACTGGCAGTATTGGCTCAACAGCTATCTTTGGGAAGGAATGCTATCTATTTCGCAGTATGAAATTTATGGCGTTAGTCCAGAAAATGTCTATAAGGCATACACAGGAACTAACAAGATTATCATTGATGATAATGATGGGCTTACGATAGATGCAGACAAGCTAAAGGTCTATAGTGCTATTTCATGGTCATCTAATACAGTATCTGCAGTATGATATGGTATACTTGATTTTATGGATGCTTTAATTAACCCAAAAACTGGTAAACCCATTGTAAGTAATGTCCGCAGACAGGTCATTGAAAAAAAATACAATTGGGGCCTATATGTTTATAAAAAATCAAACGGCAAATGGTTTACTGACGGAGACGGCAACGTTCTTAACATTGAATCAATGAGAAATGATGTAGCAAAAATATCACAACTCAAAACTGCTGCTAAGCACTATGGAGATGACGGAGAAGGAGAAGCCGTCTTTGTTCCTGGACTTACAAGAGTCACAGATGAAGAATATTCAGAACAGCTAGACAGAATGCAACAGGGCCTTATCCCTTCAATGAACGACTTAGGAGCATGGATGGCAGCTAAACAAACTCACGAAAAGTATGGTAGCGATGAGTAGAGATCCTAATACAATTGTTGCAAAACTCAACACACAGGAGCAAGAAGAAAATCCTTTTATTGCTCAAGACCCATTTAATAAAAATTGGGAAGAACTAAAAGATTTAAGCGGTATAAATCAAAACTTTAAACGTAGAACAAGCCGTGTAGCAAATAAAGCTATTGGTGATCCTGCATACCTTGATTCAGCAAATGCAATGCCAATGGGAGATGGTTCAGGATCTAAGCAGATCAACCCTGGAACGGTATATCGTAATGGTTATGGACTATTTGATGTTATTACTCCTCCATACAATATGTATGAGTTAGCTAACTTTTACGATACATCTTTTGCTAACCATGCAGCGATTGATGCAAAGGTAGAAAATATTGTTGGTCTTGGATATCGATTTGATTTAACAGACAGCACAGCTCTTAGGTTTGAAAATAGCGATGATCCAGAAAAGGTAGCTCGTGCTCGCAAGCGTATTGAAAGAATGAAAATAGAAATTAGAGAATGGTTAGAAAGTCTAAATGATGACGATTCTTTTACAAAAATTATGGAAAAAGTTTACACAGATCTTCAAGCAACTGGAAATGGATTTATTGAAGTTGGAAGAAACGTAGAAGGACAAATTGGATATATCGGACATATCCCAGCAACGACTGTTCGTGTTCGTAGACTTCATGATGGATTCCTTCAGATTATTGGTCAGAAGGTTGTTTATTTCCGTAACTTCGGAGCAAAGAATCCTAACCCAGTAACTAACGATTCACGTCCAAATGAGATTATTCACATTAAAGAATATTCTCCACTAAATACTTTTTATGGAGTACCTGA